CGGTGCGGTGGCCCAGCATGTCGAAGCTGGTGGCCTCCACCTGCAGCAGCGCGCCGCTGGCGTGTTCGATGGGCCGGTTCAGCAGGTCGGCCGCGGCGGCCCACACGTCGGGCAGCGCCGGGTCGCCGGGCAGCACGGCGTAGTCGATGACCCACCAGCGCCGGCCGGCACCCCAGCCGACGATGTGCACCTCGAGCCGGTCGTCCTGCGTGTCCACCCCGGCAGTGACGCGCACCACGCCGTGCGGGGCCGTGCGCAGCGGGTACGGCACGGCGCGCTCCTGCACGAGGTTGGCGCGCACGTGGGCGGTGGCTTTGTCTTCCCACGGCTCGGCCAGACGGTCGTTGATGAAGGTCTTGAGCCGGGCCGGGTCGCCCTGCGCGTCGAGCCAACGGTCTGCCATGTCGGCCCAGCGCGGACCCAGGCCGAGCGGGTAATACAGGCAGTTGGCGGTGTAGCCCAGGATGCGCGCGCCGGGCCGCTCGGGCACCCACTGGCCGGCGGCCAGCATCTGCGGCTTGGCGTACTCGTCGATCTCGGCGCCGCACTCGCGGCACACGTACCAGGCGCGGCGCGGCTGCGTGCTGCTCCAGCGCAGGCCGGGCCACACCAGGGGCTGCATCTCGCCGCAGTGCGGGCAGGGCACGTGATAGCGGCGCTGGTCGCTCTGCTCCCACAGCCAGAAGATGCGGCTGGTGCTGCGCAGCTGCGGGGTGCTGACGTAGGCGCGGCTGGCCTGGCTGGGGTAGGCGCTGGTGCGGCCGTTGAGCATTTCCACCGGGTCGTCGCCGCCGCTCAGGTTGGCGGCGAACTCGTCCAGCTCGTCCACGCGCAGCTTGCGCACGGTGCTGCTCTTGAGCCGGCTGGGGCTGCCGGCGTGCTCGACGTAGAGCTGGCCGCCGGCAAAGTCCTTGAAGGTGCGGGTGTTGGCCGCCTCGCGGCTGGCCACGCTGGTGAGGCTGCGGCGCACGGCGGGCGTCTCGTCGATCATGGGCTGCAGCTTCTGCGCGACCCACTTGTTGAGCGACACCTCGCCCGGCAGGCAGACCATGACCGGGCACGGGTCGCGGTCCATGGTGTAGCCGATGTCGTTGAGCAGCACCTCGGTCTTGCCGAGCTGGATGGGGAACATCAGCACCACGTCGCCGGGGCGGCCCATGGCGTCCATGGGCTCGCGCAGCAGCGGGTTGCGCTCGGTACGCCAGGGCCCGGCCTCGGCGCCTTGCTTGGTGCTGATGACGCGGTGCGCGTCGGCCCACTGGCTGATGCTGATGCGCTCGCGCGGCAGCAGGTGATGCGCCAGGCGGGTGAAGATGCGCGGGCGGGCGTGGGTGGATTGCATCAGTGCCCTGCCGCTGCACTCAGCCCGCCAAACCGATCCGCCATCCCCCGCAGCAGCGCGTCGCACTCGTAGGTCAGCAGTGCATGAATGCGCGACTCGTCGGCGCCGCACGCGGCCAGCTGCGCGGGCAGGCGCTCGCGCCAGCCTTCGACGGTGCTGCGGATGGTGGCCGCGGCGTCGTCGATGGTGGCGTCCACCTCGTCGGCGGGCAGCACCTTGCGCGTCTCGCGCTCCCACTCCAGGCGCTTCAGCTCGGCGCTGTAAAAGCGCTCGCGGTCCTGCGCGCTGGCGAACGCCTCGCCCTGCACGGCAGGCGCGGCGCGCTCGGGCGCCCCGGTGGTGGCCTTGATGCGCGCCAGGCTGGCCGCGAAGTCCACCAGGCCAGCCGGCGTGAAGACCAGCCGGCCTTCGTTCTTGAGCTTGGTGACGTAGCTCTTGCTCCAGCCGTTGGCCGCGGCGAAGTCGGCTTGGCTGCCGATGGCTTGGGCGCTGGCTGTGGCGGTAGCGGTGTTCATGCCCTGCCCTTGGCCGCCAGGCGGGCCATGCTTTCTTCGACGGCGCGTTTCATCTCGGCCGTCATGATGCGCGGCGCGATCTCGCGCGCACGATCCACCAGCGACGTGGTGCGGCGGTAGCGCACGCTCGATTCGTAGGCGAAGATCATCTTCAGCGCGCCGTCCTTGCCGCGCTGGTAGATGCCGGGGTAGATGTTGTCGGTGCGGTTCAGCACGGCCAGGTAGTCACGCCCAGCGCGGATGGCGGCTTGGGCGCGGCGCTGGGCCGATGCCGAGATGACGCGCCGGTAACCGCGGCTGACCGACCCGCCGGCAAGCTGCACGAGCACCTGCACCAGCACCTGGCGGCGGACGTTGCCGAAACCGTCGCGCTCGGCGTTGTCGGTGGGCAGCGCGTAGGTGTTGGGCGGCATGCTGCCCTGCGCGATGAGCGCGCGCTCGAACTTCTTGTGTTCGCGCCCGCCGCCGTATTCCAGCGGCTGCAGGTATTGCGACGGCGGGGTGCCGCTGGGCACCTCGGAGCGCATGGACACGGTGGCCACCAGCTCGCTGGCGGTGGCCATCTTCAGCCGCGGCGCGTTGGCGGTGAGCGCGGTGGGGCGGTCGATGCGCGCTTGCAGCTCCTGCTTCCACTGCTCGCGGATGGCCTGGCCGGTGCGCGTGAGCGCGGTGGCCACGGCCGCCGCAAAGCGCCGGTCGCTGAAGCCGTCGAGCTGGGCCTTGAGCTGCTCGAGGCCGTTGACTTTCACTTGGAACATGCAACCCCCTGCGGTTGACGGATGAACGCCACCAGGTCCTGCAGGCCGACTTGCATGCACTCGGCCTCGGCCTCGGTGGGCATCAGCTCGCGGCCCAGCTCGGCCTCGCGCGCCAGCAGCCGGCGGCGGATGCAGGCCGTGACCAGGTTGAAGGTGTCCGCGTCGCGCGTGATGCGGTTGGCGGCCACGTTGACGGCGCTGCGGATCTGTCGGGCTTGCCGGTTGGCGCTGGCGGTCATCTTGTTTCGGCTTTCTTCAGGTTGCAGGCACTGCTTGCAGGCACTACCGAGATTTATGCGCGTGGGTGATGGGTGCCGCGAACGCGTCACGCATTACGCGCGTGAGGAAACATGGCGTTTGCGCCTGCAACCCCTGCAACCGCTGCGCAAGCCGTTGTTGCGGCTGGGTTTTCAGGTTGCAGGCGCTTAAAAATGTGGCTGCAACCTGCCTGCAACCACCCTGCAACGCCTGCAAGTTGAGCTTGTTCAGTAGGGTGCATCGTCGTCCGTCCCGTTGGCAGCCGGCCGGCGGCTGCGGTGGTTGTCGCTGCTTGCAGCGGTGCTTGCAGTCTCGTCGCGCCACGCGCGCAAGGCTTCCATGAAGGCGTTGATGCTGTCGGCCAGCGGCTGCGCGCCATCGGGCCGCGTGGCGCCTGGCGGGGTGATGACGACCGACTGCGTGGTGACGGTCTTGCTGTAGTTCTTGCAGTGCAGGTGCCGGCCCTTCTGCACGCCTGGGCGCTTGGAGACGGTGCCGGTGAAGGTGCTCTGCTGCGCGGGCTTGCCCACGCCCTGCGCGCCGCACCAGTGGCGGTAGGCGGCGTACAGGTCTTCGCTGCGGCAGCTGCGCCGCGGCAGCGGCAGGTGGCCTTCGACCCACTCGTTGTAGAAGCGCTCGCTGCTGTCCAGGCCCAGCTCGACCAGATCGCCCTTGGCCACCGTCATGGGCGGCAGCGTGGCCGGGCCAAAGCCGGCCAGGTCCACCTGCAGCAGGTGCTGGTGCAGCGCGGCCACGCCGCCGGCGTCGATCTCGGCCAACACGTCATGGTAGCGCGCGGCCTCCCACTTGGGCGGGGTCCAAATGACGGCGTAGCGCCGGTCGTCGCGCTCCAGCGCCATGGGCTGAACTTCGTTGCTCAGGAAGACGAGCTGCACGTGGTTGCGCTCGCGGTAGCTGGCCAGGTGCTTTGGGTTGATGCGGATCCAGTCGCTGGTGACCAGGCCCTTCAGCTTGTTCTTGCTGTGATACATCTCCTGGCGGGCCACCACTTCGTCGGCCACCAGCATGAGCTTGCGGCTCATGAAGTCGTTGTGCTTGTCCTCGATGGCGTCCTGGTCCACGACGCCGCCGTAGTGGCCGTAAATGCGCAGCACGCTCTCGAAGAACAGGTTCTTGCCCGTGCCCTGTGGGCCGTGCATGATGACGGCCGTTTTCATCTTGGCGCCTGGGTGCTGGATGGGGTAGGCCAGCCAGCGCTGCAGCCAGCGCCACATCTCGGCGGCCTTGTGGTCCTGGCTGCACAGGTATTCGCCCAGCTCGAGCAGCTTGTCGCAACTGCCGGCGCGCGGCGTGGTGGGCCATCCGCCCCACAGGTTGCACTTGATGGTGTCGTCGCGCTCGGTGGGGTCAAAGCCCACCTCGCGCAGGCGCACCACGCGCTTGTCGTGGCTTTCCATCCAGGCGCGGTGCAGCTGCCGGCTGACGCACAGGTTGCGCATGCTGGCCAGCGGCACCAGGGCGTGCTCTTGCGCGTCGAAAACCATGTCGGCGGCCTCGTACACCAGGGCAAAGCGTTCGTGCAGCTCGCTGAGCGTGGCGATGCTGATGAGGTCGCTGCTGGCGCCGCCCCCCTCCCCGCGTGATGGATGGGTCGGCGCGGCCTGTGGCCGCCCCCGCCAGCGCAGGGCGGCAAGGGCGTCTTCGATCTGCACGCGCACGGCCTGCAGGCCTTCGGCCATGGCCAGGTCGTTGAAGTCAGTCGGGCCCTTGCGGTCGGTGGGCCGGTCGGCCGCGAAGCGCGGCGCGACGACGGCGCCTTCGCTGGCCAGCGCGGCGGCGTGGGCGCCGGCCAGGCCAGCGTTGCCCAGGCCGTGCTCGGCGCCGCAGTGGGCGCAGGTGGGCGCGGTGGTGGGCGTGGGGGTGCCGCAGGCGCGGCACTTGCCGATGTAGTCGTCGTCGGCGCACACCAGCAGGCGCAGGCCGGGGTAGCGCTTGCGCAGCGCCTCGGCCACGTGCACCAGGTTGCCGGCGTCGAAGGCCACCACGGCGGGCAGGCCGGTGGCCTCGAACAGCGATGCCGCCGTGGCATAGCCCTCGGCCAGCAGGCAGGCGGCGCCGGCCGGCGGGCTGCCGATGCAGAAGTGGTGCCCCTGCTTGGCCAGGCCGGTGGGCCAAAAGTCCTTGTCGCGGCCGAGCTGCTTGCGCCTGGCGTGGCCGCTGGGGTAGATGAGCTGCAGGCCGTGGATCTGCCCGGCGGTGTCGAGCATGGGGATGACCAGCGTGCCCGAGCTGCTGAAGCGCAGGCCATGCGACTGGATGCCCTTGCGCACCAGGTAGTCGCTCTCGCCGGCGTTGGACAGGCGCTGCCACATCGCCTGCGCGCGCGCCGCTGCGCGGCCTGCCTGGGCGCGTCGGGCTGCCTGCTCGGCCTTGCGGTCGGCAGCCAGGCGCGTGCGCAGCGCCAGGCGCTCTTCGGCCGAAAGCGACGCGGCGACCTTGCCCAGCTCGACCTTGATCACGCCGGGGTCGTTGCCCTGCCAGATGCCGAAGCTGCCGCCGATGACGAAATCGCCGCTCTTCAGGCGCACCTCGTGCAGACGCGTCCAGCCGCGCTTCTCGCGCCCGCCGCCATCGACCCGGCAGCGCTGCCAGGCTCCGATGGTCAACGCATCGACAAGCAGGCCCGCCCCGCGAACCTGCTGCAGCACGGCGTCGTAGTTCCCGAAGTTCACTATCCGGCAACCCCACTGTCTACACCACCATCGCGCCGCAATGGACC